CCTCGGTAAGTAACACTTTAATCTTGAAAGGAATACAACATGATATCCACCTACCCAGTCCGAGCTTACTCGGAAAAAGAGATCACTTTCATTGACGGCGTGCCGTCTGGAAGTGATTCTACATATTCCGATAAGTTCGTAAACCTGGATTTAGGTAAGATGGTCCTTTTGTATGGTCAATCAAATGACTACCTCTCTAAGATTAAAGCACAAGCTGAAGCTGGGACTCCGTATCAATATACCGATACTCAGTTCCTAACTACGCCTGTACCTGCTACAGCCGTCTTAGAGCGATCTGTGGCAGGGTCTCCGCGAGTAAAGTACAAAGAAACGTATGAGTGTAACTACCTCATGCCTCCTTCGTTCAATGCTCCGATTCCTCGGCAATCGCTTACAGATGCTGAATCTGCAGATGTTGCAACAGCCAAAGGACGTGCTATGTTAAAAATGTACAACAAGCTAAAATCCCAGGAACAGAGCATTCAAGCTCTCGTTATTCTGGGTGAGGCTCAACATACATTACATAGTATACGTCATCCAGCCGATGCACTGGTTGGAGCCTTAAAACTCTTCAAAGAAAAGCGTAACCTGATTGCTAGAAACAACTACAATCAAATTCGCCGCGCTCGTAAAGCATTTGAGCGCAATGAGAAGAAACTCTTAGCTCTGGAAGAAAAGATACGCACTAGCAATAAAACGCTAATTAGCAATCTCTGGTTAGAATTTCATCTAGCCGTAATACCCCTAATTAGTGATATAACAGCTATCGCAAAAGCTTACCATTCCGAGTTAGTGAAACCCGCGCACCAGAAAAGTCTCAAAACAATCGAGACCCTTTCATGGACGCGGGAGGCAACGTATCCCTCTCGGGATATGAATTTTGCTTCTTTTACATCGACGATAACTACTTCTGTTGATGTTAAGTTCACAGTTTATGCAGGTTTGCGCATCGAAAGACGCGCCTCTAACCGAACCGCTGTCGAGAATCTAATCGACAAAGGTGCAATAAACTTGAGTACTCCGTCCGCGGCTATGACCTTCTTGAGGTCTCTAGCCCCCGCGGCGTGGGAACTTACCTACTACTCTTTTGTGGCAGATTATGTTTCCAATATAGGTGACGTCATCAATGCACTTAACACATCGACCGCCAACGTTAGTTATACCAATGTTGGCGAGGAGGTCGTGTTTACAACGAATATCGAAACAAGTTTATCGGGCGTTAACCCGGTATTCCCTTCCGTTATTCTAAGTGAAACGATGGGTTCATTGCAGTATAAACAGCTTGATTACCATAGGACCGTTGAGGCCCTGACAATCCCGTCAGTGTCGTTCAATAAACCTAGTAAGTGGCAACAGTATTTCACTGTTGCTTCTCTTGCTCTAGTTGGTACAAGCAAACCTAAGTCACTTCGACTTTAATTCTATTGAAAGGATTGATAGCATGGCTATTGATATTACAACTGCAATAACCGGCGCAGCGATCACGGGGTTAACAACTCCTGGATACACTC